GAGACAGCGTACATATAGCGCGTCTCGACCGCTGGAGCTGGGGTCACACCAGTTGGAGCATCGCTGACCGTAGCACTTATCATAACCGGCACTGCGACATCTGGCGTAGAGGTAACGGGAGCGAGCGTCCAGTTGTCGTCTGCAAGGCGAGATAGTTTGTGGCGCGGGTGGCCGCGACACGCAAGCCACATCACATCGGCCATCTGAACATAGTGAATGCCGCGCAGATCTACCTCGTCGTAGGGTGTGAACACGAAGTAGTCGCTTCCACCACTCTGAATGAATCCGGCGTTCGAGCCATTGGGATAAGAGGCAGTACCTGGGTTCTTGATGAATTTGATGTGCCCGGCACTGAACACCAGCACATAACTCTGGCCAACATCCGGTGAGAATTGGAAGGGAATTAGGCGGGCATAGCCACTCGTGGCGGGATAGCCGATGAACTGGGTACCAGGGCGCACCGTCGCTCCGCCACGAGGATCAACGTAAAAGTTGCGCAGGACGGCGCAGCCGCTTCCATACTTCTGAATGTCCTGGCGACCATAGAAGCCAGGCGACACCTCGCCAGTAGCGAAGGAGTGCTGCGCCAGGCTGATCGGGGCTTCGGGATCGGGTGCGCTCCTCGCCACTAATAGACGCCCCCGGCGTCCTCGACGAACGGATAGTTGGACCAGCCGCTCCCGTGCCAGCCCCACCAGCCACCGTGAGTGCGCGCCCTAATCCAATCGGGAGTGTGATCGGTTAGGGTCCAGCCTTCGTTACCGTCCCGGACCCGCGCCTCGATCAGCGCATCGCGGGCGATTTGGAGCTGCTCTCCGCGCATAGCCCGCGCCTGAGCTTTGTCCTCGATGCACGGGACCGCCAACCGAGCGGCAAGCGCGGCAACGAACGCGCGCCTGAAGCCGGCATCCCAGGCATCCGGGTACATCACCAGCCCGGTGTAGACGAGCATTGCGCCGAGCTGGTTGGTCGCGATCACTCGCGTGGACTCAGGATTGTGGCCCTCAGTGCGATCCCAATCGCTCGCTATGTCGTTAACCAGCGGGGCGTCGGTCACGATAAAAGGGGCTGGACGCGCCCATGCTGGTGCGGCAGCCAGGGGAGCACCGCTCGCGTCCAGGGCATAAGCGTCCAGCCCAAGTACCCATCTCGCGTGTACGCAATCGTTCGGCCACTCGTACATATAGGACCAGTGCAGTGGTACGTTGCGGTTGTTGTGGTATTGGCCGCTCGCGTCGCCGCGCATGTCAATTTGGCGCTGGCGTCGGGCAAAGTTCCAGGGAGCCGCGGCGTGCATCGCGCGCAGCATCGGATCGTAGTTCCTTCGAGCCACATTAGCGATCTTCGACCCCTCATGCAGATCGCCGATAGCCTCAACTCCGATCTCGTCGAGGGCTTCGTTAACGATGTCATCCGGCGTCGTTGGCATCGGGCCTCCTTTCTGGCGGGCGCTGTTTGTCGCCGAAGAGGCGATCGAACTTCTTCGCCAGCGTCACAATCATCAATTCGATGAAGTCCTCATACCAAACTCCAGGATCGTGGGTGTGAACGATGCAGGTGAGGATCGGCGCTGGGTCATTGCCGAGCAAAACGTAGGTTTGGTCGCTGCCGGTCTTGACTCGGAAACGCATAGCACGCGGTCGCCATACCGGCAGCGTGTGCGGCCTCGGCTTCAGCGCCAACGGCACCAGACACTCTTCGGGCTGCGCGTACTCGTAGAGCCACGGCAGATCGGGATACAGCCCGGCTATCCACGGTGTTTGCTCGTCGTAGTAGGAGGGCGCGGCCTTGAGCACTTCTAGCGCCAGATCCTCGCGTGCCCAGTCCGGCTGCGTGCGTACCAGCAAGGCATCGCGTGTCTCGCTCCACATATCGCGCGCCACCAGTGCCTCGGGCGAGCCGTCCCAGAATGAGGCAATACGCTGCGGATGCCCGATCACCTCGAGCGCGTTGTTAACGATGTCCTCCGGTTTCATTGCTTTTCTTCTTTTGCGGGGGTGCCGACCAGCGCCCGTTGGAACTTCTCGGCCAGGGCCTTAATCACGATATTAGTGAACTCTGGAGGCCACGCATTAAAGTCTATGATACGATTAGTAAACGCTGCATAGGCAGGGCTAAAATTGGTTAGAATGCCCCGATGTGGCGATACCTGACTACGATCATTAACCTCTAACCAGCGAGTCGGGATAGGGTCAAGCAGTTCTTCCGGTGTAGCGTTCGTCGGAAAAACGTCGAGCACCCGGATAGCGATCGACGGGTATTTGAAGCGGTAGATCCAGTATGCCGATGCCGGAGTAGGTGTTGCTGGCTCAAGCGGCGTGTAATCGCGGGCAAAATACCACGGTTGCATAGCCAGCACCTCGTCACGCGTTTCGGCATAGGCGTTGAGTGCGACCCGCGCTGCTGGGCTGCCATCCATGATCGAGCCGATGTGCCGCTTGTACCCGATCAGGTCGAGTGCCTGGTTGCACATCGCTTCGATGCTCATCAGCTATCCCTCATCTTGCCAACCCCGGCGAAGCCCAACGCCTCGTCCAGTTTCACCTTGCTGGCCTCGATCCGGTTCTCAAGCGCGAAGGCGAGGGCGCTGGCGAGCATCCGCACAAAACTCTGTCGGAATATCCCGTCCCACAGATCCTCGACGGCCCCGTATGTGAAGAGCCCCGATGACATCTCCACATGCGTGTTTATCCAGCGATAATCAGCAAGCTGTGTAACATTCCAGGTAACTGGTCGCGGGTCTAATTGGTTGTAATCTTTTGGAATTAACTGTCGTATGCGCAGCGCCTGATCCGGCCACTCGTACATATACGTCCAAGGCCCCGGCACCGATACCACATTAGTGAGTGCCACTGTTATCATAGAGAAGTCATAATCGCCATCGGTCAACAGGAAGTCGCGGATTGGCATGTAGAGTAGGTTGATGTATGTTGCCTCTGCGCTTCCATCATCGAGCGAGGCGATCTTTGAGCGCGTCCCGATCTGAGCCAGCGCCTCGCGAGCAACTTCGAGCTGGTCGGCCATCAATTAAAACCCCAGCAATTTGGGCCATTCAGATAGGTGGCTCTAACTATTCTTCCCTGGGGCAAAGTGTATGCGGTGCACAAGTTCCCACCTGCACTAAATGTCACTGCAGAAGAGCCATGAAACAGAACGGTGCGGCCGTTCCATCCTCCTGCGATGTTAACGATGGGAGTTGTACCAGTAATCGTCCATGAAGGCGCAACGGTGGTAAGAGTGATTGTTGAAGCTGAGGCGACTGTGAATGTTTGAGTATCGAGATTTTGGTTGTTAGCAATCACGCTAGAGTCGGTCGGCGTTCCATAGACCGGAGCTATCGTACCATATAGTTCGTTACCCACGAGGATATGACCACCATTGGAGCCTTGATACGCTACGCCATACTGCACACCAGGCGGGCCGATGTTATTGTCGCACTGACCGCCAACCGTGCTATTCCGTACCGCTCCCAAACCAACATTAGCTGCCCAAAAAATACCACTGCTTGCACCTGACTTTCCGTTACCACAGAAATGCACATTGTCAAAAGACACCTGATCGCCCATAGTTATTTCTGCACCGTTACCATAGTTATTATACGAGCGATGCCCTTTAAAATGAATACCACTGTAGATGGAGGTGCCGCCGGTGTTCTTGAGTACAATTCCACCAGCGGCTGCCGATGTCGATGTCCATGTTTGATTGAACTGCAAACCACGAATAATTCCGACAGGATGAGCTACGTCAATAACGAGGCATTCATAAACCGTGCTATCCCCCAGCACAGTATTGTTAAAATATGCCCACTCGACACGCTGTGCTTGCGATCCAGGCCCCATACCTGGGGTTATGTAAGTGCCGACATTGGAGCTTAGAATGTCGGTGTTGGTAACGAAGAGTCCGCCAGCATCCTCTATCCGCATACCAAAATCTGCTGGGTTTGTGAGATCGCTCTGTAACGTCACACCACTGATATTCGCATCAACCGTCAGTCCACCGCTGGTAGAATGACCAATCCTGATCCCGCCGCAGCCAGCACCTCGATGTCCCGTAACGTGCAACTGATTGACAGCTTGTGCCCCACCATTCAGATCGAGTCCGATACATGGCTTATCTATCCAGACAAAATCAATCATTGAGTTGCCGCTGTTGCCAGGAAACGATATTGCAGTGCCGGCAGTATTAGTCCCTGGATGTCCCATATCAATGTAGAAATGGCCGAAATAACTTTGCGCGCACGGAGTGAACAGCGTCATATTCGTGGTCAAAGCGGTAAATCCAGAATACTGTTGGTCCAACGCACTGCGCCCATCACCAACAATACGCATAGGCGACGAGCAGGAAATGCCGGTAGCCAGCCCATACATATGCGGGCCAAGATACAGTGTTTGCCCTGCCATCGCATTTATCGCTGCTTGCACCGCAGGCTGATCGTTAGTAGCGCCGTCTCCTTTAGCCCCCCAAATCTTCGGAGTGGGCTGCTGTCCACTGAAATCCCCTATCCAACATCCAGTGGTCGCTGGCTGCACCTTCGCCCCATCATCTGCACCGACGCAATTAGTCGCCGACCAGTTGTATGTCGCCAGCCCACCATCACCAGGCGTGTAGAAACCAAGGCGCACGACTCGTTTGCCAAGCTCGCCTGTCACCGTCTTGAGTATGGCGTTGCTGGTAACGACCGCATCCGAGCCAACGATCGTCACCGATGACGGGAACTCGTACACCTGTCCGTTGATCTCGATCTTGATCGTGCCGAATGGCGGCAGCTTGGTGCCGTCAAGTTTGAGCGTGCCGGTCTTGGCGTCGATGCACATCCGGTAATATCCGGCTGGATCGTCGATCGGCGCGCTGTAGTCGCACCTGCCGCCCACCACACTGTCGCCGGTCGTAACCGTCTGCCCGGTTGGCGCTCCGTTCACCGTCGCGCCCTGCCGCGCCCTATTGTTTCCCCGAAACATCATCGGCGAGTTCTGGAGGACGGTGCCTTCTTGGGTGATCGCGTTCTGGGCCGCGAGCGGCCACGGGGCGCACAGGGCCAGCGCCAGGGCAATAACCCTCTTCATGCGCGAGAGGTCGGTACGAGTTCGCCGAACGGCGTGGCGATGGTCCACTCTTCGCCATTTTCGAGGACCAGATCGCTCCAGCCCGGA